TCTGATATGGAGTCGGAGTTGATCTTTATTCATCCCTAACATACGAACATTTGTATTCTTTCTGACAACAGTCAAGTAGCTTTCGGGCTCAGCATCACCAATCCATTTCTCTAAGATTTCAATGTCTGCTTCTGATGCCTCTTCGGCTTCGTTGATGACCTTTTGAGCTCGACCAAACTCATCACCTACAATTTTTCGTGGAGTCTGTGGAGTGATTGATTTTCGAGTGCGCTGTGCAGCTGTGATAGGATCAAGGTTGATGGCACGATACAGTATGTTGTTATGTGTTACCAGGTGCTCAACTTTACTATTAAAGCGATCTACACCCAAGACATAAGCCAACTGATTTAGTATAACCTCACCAACAGTACCATCCATCGCTGTGGGATACGAAATAGATATGCCATTATCTATGGCATACTGAATCAGTGAAGCAAGATTCCTATACTCATTTGATGTCATGTCTGACAATCGTCGAAAATCAGCTTGTCTTTCGAGAGCATTGTTAATTTGATTTGCTATCGACTCCGCTTGATCTGCATTTATTATCTCTTGAATTCTTGCATTTATCAGCTTATCTATTGGTATGTTGTTGATATTTTCGATAGTCAGAACTTGTTCTCCGGATGGGCCTTCGAAAAACTTGACTTGTATATTACCGGAAGCTGGTCCCTTGTATACATGTGTTCCATCATCTTTGACATGAACAAACTGTGCTGCTTGTTGTTCTTCTAAAATGTTGTTTATATCTTCACTTGCAAGGTTTTGACGCTCTGTAGATATGGCCTCTTTTATATTTTCTTGTATGTTACTGGTTTCGAGTTTTGTCGATGGCTCCAATACTGTTGGATCACCGCCCAAACTTTTATATGTTGTTTCTGCTCTCTTCAAACGATTTTGTGTATCGACCAAAACTTGATTTTGTTCTCTGTATCGACTTTTAGCATTGGCAACATATTCTTCGTTTTGTCTGTTTGGTATAAATTCTTCGACGGCTTGTTGCTTAGGTCCATAAAAATCGGCGATTACATCTTCGGGCTTGGCTCCAAGAGTCAACCGATCGTTTATGTCACCTATATCCTTTTCACTTAGAAGCTTAGATAGAAACTCATTTGTGTCTAGTTGCTGCTTCTGTAAATCTTGGATGGTCCTTTGTGATGCCCTCAAAACCGTTTCAGTTACAAAAGGTTGCTTCTTGATTGGCTTCAGCTCAGATATGATTGATCTGCTTCCCGCAGACACCTCTGCATACATCTCTTTGGGTTTAGCAAGAGAGATACTGTAACCATTATCCACAGAAGCAACAGAATCATCGCTGATCCCAATAGAACGGGTATAAAGCTTAGTAAAATCTTCAACTTTCACATTCTCAGGCACACGAACAACCAGCTTGTCAAATGGAGCATCCGTTTCAGCTAAATACCTTATCAACTCTTGTATGAACAATGCATCAGGCGGTTCTGTGATTTCACCGTCTTCAACTTTTTTTGCTTGGTAAGAGTCAAGTTTTCGATATACCTCATCTACTTGCAACCCTTCGTCTGTTACAGATACTCTAACATCTGCTCTCCAGGATTCACCTTTGAATCGAACACCCATCTGATAAGCTTTACCATCATCTGTTTCAATATACTTGACTGTGGTGTTCTCTCTCAGTTCAATAAGCTTTTCCACCATATCAACACTGACATTGTCACCATACGAAATCCCGTATCTCTTCAAGTAATGCTGTTCAGCCTTTGTAAGTGAATCATATATAGATTTGTCATATATCTGCTGTGTTGCCATTTCTGATAAATCTATAGAAACACCTAAGTCGTCTGGTAAGTCAAGCAGTTGTTCCGTTTCTTGTTTTGTAAGCTTAAATATTTGAGATTGTCTAAGCTTCTTGAGCACTGATTCTTTGATATTTGGAGTTTTGAGAGTGTCCTTGTACTCAACTGTCAATTTACGAACAAATGTCTGAATGTCCTGACCTCCGGCATGTGCGATGAACAGTTTATACATTCGTTCTTTTATGAGCGGAGTCGTTCCCAAATCATCAAATATTTTATCTAGACCATAAACCTTAGCGTATTTTACAAACTCATTATACTCAACTGAGTCTCTGCCAATCATTTTCAAAGCTTTGAACATTTTGGGATGTTGTTGAGCAGAGGTTTGCTCAAAAGCAGTTTGTACCAAGCGTACATCTATTCCCAGCTTGGCAAACCTAGCTTCATGATATGCCAAAACATCTGACTTATTGGCATTGTTGGGATTGAACAGATTGTCCCCAGCTTTGTGTGTTTGTCGCAAATCATCGTGGTGATACAGCCTGATCATGTTTTCAGCAGGCACAGAAATCATACTTGGGGTAAGCATGCTAAGGTTACCTTCACTCCCAAGGTAAGCTTGACCAGCAACATAATCGTAATACCCTTTGAAGCCGGTGGTGTCTTGAATCGCCCTTGCTAGACCAAACTGTAATTGGTTAGATACACTCGCTTTTGTCTCTGGGATTTGACCTATACCGGTTGCTGTGCCTCGTGCAAGACCAGTCATGGCTGTTTGAGTGCCAACCTCTAATAGAGCTTCTGGACCAATCAGTAACGATAATCCCGCAATAGCAGCAGAGCGACCTGCCACATCTATAGCACTCTTCACAGACAAAGGCTTATATGCTGCCAACTCTTCTTCGATGGACTGACGCATTTGAGAGTCTAGTGTTTGACGGAAGCCGTCTTTCCTATACCTTAATACATCAACATACGAACGACCCACAGCGCCACTGATGCCTTGGTTGGTTGACAATTCCATCATCGTATAGTTGAAAAGGCGTGGTATTGTTACCGTGTCGCCCAATCTTCTGATGCGAGTTATACCTGAACCGACAGCCCCAAAACCTTTGGTTACGCCACCTGCAGCCTTATCGATTGGATCTACCAATACATCACTTGCCAGTCCAATACCTTGAGCTGTGACATACCCGGGTGTCAAAGGTGAGTATCCCATTCGATCAGCACGAAAGCGTGAGAAGCCCATTGCACCTTCTTGACCTACCGTAAACATCGCCAATGCTCGATCAAATGTAGTTGTATTCTTATAATCGAACATTGGAACATACTTGCCATTTTGAGCCAACAATGTTTCCTGCAGTGAGTTTGGCGCTATGAATGTGGGCTTGTACGGTATTCCCAAAAATGTTGTTGAGTATCTGTCCGTCCCAAGAAGAAGCTTGATTGAGTGACCATCAAAGAGTTGATCGGCCTGAAGTCCTTCAAAGTTACTCATAGTGTATTTATTTAGTTGTTCATAATCTGCAAACTCGACCATGTTATTGTTGGTCATATATGCAGTGACCCGAGCAACTATTTCGTCAATCTCATCAATAGACAAGTCCTTTCGATTGTTTCGCATGTTTTGACGAATGTCTTCTTGAACACCACCGGACACCAATCCCTTCATGCGTGTTTCAGGTGATATGGACTCAACGATTCTATCGATGTCTAGTGTATATGCGAACGGAGCTAAAGGTAAAGCCATGAACATAGCTAAGTCAGGATCCATGACCTCCAAGATCTCTTTACCAGCACCTAATACATTCATTACATTCATGGTGCTTGAGCTGGGTCTGATTACAACAACATCGTCGTTCATGTCGTATTCTGTGCGAGTTGTCAAGTCAGACAATACCTCAGTGATTCCCGTCATAACAGCTCGATGAGAACTGACATCGTTACGAAACTCATCAGCAAACAACAAATCATTGATGGTGAATATAGGATTGTCCGTATCCTTGGTTTGATTCCACAATGTCTTTATGGGTTTGGTAAAGTCTTGTTCGCTCACTCCATTCAAGTCTGCTTGGTCAACAAGATACTTTGGCATGTCATTTAAGTTATATTCACCGAAACTCTCCATCGCAGCTTCTATATCCCCAGCTCTCAAACTATCTTGAAAAGCTGGATCCTTACGAACAGCATCCCAACCCTCGTTTGGTGTTTGTCCCATTATGTCAGCTGCTTCATTCATGTACTCTGACATGTCGGTGAGGTTGTTAAACAGTATCCGCAGTTCATTTTTCTTGTAGCTGTCTACGATGAGATTGACCTCTGAATTAGGAAAGAACTGTCGTAATAAATCTTCATAGTCATCCTCAGGGATTTGATTTAAAGCTACTGAAAACCCCTTAAGACGCTCACGAAAATCTCCACTCAACATCTTTTTGGTATTAGTGAAGGGATCAATGAACTCTTCTCTTTTTTCCAATATTGGATTGAGGCGCATAATGAGTTCTAAATTTTTGAGGTTTTTTTCCAACCTTGACGTATCTTTGCTATTGTCTTTCGCATTCTTAATCTCACGACGCAATGCATTTTGCATTGCTCGTAAGGCGACATCTATTTCACTTACCGTGAGATCTACAAACTGATCGGCGAACGGGATGTCACGAACCATCTCTCGTGTTGTAAAGGCTGTGCGTTCTACAGTTTCTTCATCTTGTAATGTCAAATCACTTAGGACATCTCCAAATCGTCTCGCATCCTTTGTTGTATCCCCAGGTAATGTAATTACAGAGTCGGTTCCTATGGTCTTTTTCAGCATTTTACTTTGACGTTCAGCAAATGCTTCATTCATAAGCTCAAGTGCATCTTCATATTGGATGTCACTTAAATTTTTATTTCTAGCCAAGCTTGTTGACATCTCACTCCACAATTCATTATTGAATTGCCTTGTTCCTGCCACGGGATCTGAGGCTTGCAACACAGCACCCAAATATGGCAAGGTTTGAGCTTGTACGGTTTGTTCTGTTGCCAATACATCTGTGTCCTCGTCGATCAGACCACGAAGCGTTACATGCTCTTTGGCCACTGCTAGGTCAATGTATCTTTGTGAAAGCTCTTTGATTCTTTCCTGATTTATATCTTCAGGCTGTAGATCCTTCAGTCCTTGCTCAAACCGATACTTGGCTGCTCTAATCTGCTCGTATTGCTTCTGTCTTTTAAGTGCTTCAACAGAATCTGCCTCTTGACTCCTGATGTAGTCAAGATCCCTTAGGGATTGTGCTGGAATAATTGTTTCGCCACCGAAACCCTCTATTAGTATGTCTTCTTCCAAACTATCGGTATAGTTTGGTCGCTCCCTCAATTTGTTGATGGCTTCAGACAATAATGCAGCTTGCTCCATTTTGGGAACGTTTGGATCCAAAAGAGTAGAAGCACCATACTTAGCTATCTGTTCAATCGCCTCATCCAAATCTTCATCTGTTGCTTCCTTTGATGCCAACTTATTGAGGTCGATTCTTATTGTTGGACTTGCAACACGCTTGCTTACGTTAATCAGATCGCTGTAGCCCTGAAGGTCTTTGATCTCAACTAGACCCTGCTGAAAGCTCAAATCTTTGATTTTTTTAGCTACATCAACGACGCTCTTATTTACATTTGGGCTTGCAATAATGTCATCAATGTAGAACTTACCTTTTGCAGGCGCTTTGTTCATTCCTAGATAAACTGGCGCATAGTAACTGGCTATAACTGTTTCCCTAAGTAATGCGAGGTGTGCTGCCTGCTGTTCATTGGTCAACTCTTCGAAATCTTGACCATAAAAATCTTTATACTCTTGTGCATAATCTGCCGTTCTGATCTCTACTTGGTTGTCGATCAATAACTTATATTTTTCACTCAGTGATGTGCTGTCTCGAAGCTTAGACCCCAAAGAGTTGTAATCACCTTCTGGTACAGCTGCCAATGCTTGGATGTCTACCTCTCTGAGCTGGGATTCTATGTCACGCATATCTTGTTCAGATGCCGCATATCGTGCTTGAAACTTGTCAATGTCAACCACAGTTCCAGTTTGATCTCTTACTATCGACTGAGCATTGGTTCTTACAGGATCGACCATTTCTGAGATTTCACGAATCTCTCTGCGGTTGTTCATATCCTCAAGCAGTTCTGTTTCTTGATCTCCTGTGAGCTTGTATGATCGAATACTTGGATCACCTAAAATGGCGTCTTCAAAGTCGCTAGGTGGTAGTCCATAAAATCTTTCTAATAATTCGTTACGAGCTTCTTCAGTAAGCTTCTTGGGCAGAGCCATATGTCATCCTAGTTCTGAGCAACCTGATCGTTCAGAACCATTATAACCAATCCCTCATCATCTTCATCACCAAAAAGCTCCAAAGGCTCATGTCGGATGTCCTCTACCATCTGACTGTAGGCACGGTCACCAATGTGTCCGTACAGCGGTGACATCTCCATTTTGGAGTGCAAAGGCACGCTCGCAAGGTCAGCCCGGTGCGGCTTAAAAAGTACACCCGTTTGCAACACCTCAACCGTTCCGTCAGCCAGCTCATCACCAGTATGGTACTTGTCCTTGACACCCATCTCTTGGTCTACAATCACCGCACATAGCCCATATTCGGTTTCTAGAAGGTCATCGACCATGAACCTATCTGTGATGTACTTACGGTAGTATTTGCCCTGCTCAAGCGCATGCATACCGTCTACAATCATTTCATCATCGTCTTTCATATCGTAGTTCATCGTGGGAATACCTCAAATGCAGTTTGTGCGGGACCTGGTTCTCTTCCTATTTGTTTACGCAAAGCATCAACTGCTTCTCGTGTACGTGGAACAAAATGAGCTTCACCATCTCTGATTAGATAATAAATATCGCCTCTGTTAAGGAAGGGTTTTAATGGTTCAGCATCATATATATTTGATTCACGAACAGGTGGTGCCAAAGCTGGACGATTGTCCATAGACACCGCTGGTGGACCACTATATTTGGGCTCAGGAAAAGTTTGGTCACCCATCACATCTGATCCAAGATCTGTGAAATCAACAGTTGGTGTTACCAATTCTTTTTGTAATTTAAAGATACCGGTTTTTGGATCTCTAACCACTATGTCAGAATCTCTGCCCGATGGTGTTAACATTCCCTGCTCTATCTCTGCCTGTCTTCGATCTGCAAAGGATTTGTAGCCTTCTGGTTGAGGTTTTATATCAGGATCAGCAAATATACGCAATGGTTGAAAAGTAGTACCCTCTGTTACCATTTCAGGTTTCCTTTCAGTTGTAGATTGCCTCATGCCTTGCCTGTTCATAATTGCCAACTCATCAGCGTCAAAACGGGGATCAGGTGTCATCGGTACTCCGAAATCAGACATTCTCTTTTGATAATACTCTCCAAAAGTACCACCAAAGAACTCATCGTCTTCATCATACACATTCCCACTCAAGATGTCTCGAGGTGTAGCTGCCTCACGCTCAACCCGAGCAAAGGGTGTGCGGAAATCTTCCTGCTGTGCAGCTTCAATGGCTGAGGCCAACGCATCTACCTTCCCTTGGGAACGGCTCATCTGAATGAACGGATTGTCAAGCATGTAGTTTCGGCTGAACCCAGAGAAAGGATCAACGCCTCCCTCTTGCAGGTCTGCCAGTTGCTGTTCGTATCCAGCTCTTTGAGTTTCATACTTGGCAATTGCTGAATCTATTTGAGCTGTTAGAGCTGCTTGATCTTGAGGTGACATGGTACCGCCACCACCTATCTCTTCCATAATCTGCAAGGCTTTTTTGGTTTGTGTGCGAGCATCGGGCATACGAACTCGATCAGCACCACCTTGACTCATAAAGATAGCTCTATTCACTTTAGGAACAGAACCTGGCACAGCTGTTTGCAAGTTAATATTTGTATCTGTGTTAGCAGCGTCCTCTATTTCTATTCGCAAAGCTTTCATTAGATCTTCATCAGTAGTTTCACCAAATAAAGCTTTCAGTTGTTGATTTTTCTCGTCAGGTGACAGACTTGAATCCGCAAGAACACCGGATACCATTCCTGCGGCCCTCGTCATCGCTATAGAAGCCCTTCCACCTCGCTTGACTTGCTCTCTACCAACCTCGAGTATTCCTTGTGACTCTTTGTTCATCTGTTGTGTCACCAGGCTCATCAGTTGCTTGTTGTATTTGGTATCACCTTGCAGAGCCTTCGCCTTAGCCTTCTCCAGCTCGATGATGTTCTTGTTCATGATCTGAATCTGATCTTGCAGAAAGCTTGGGTCTGACTGAGCCAAAGCTATCTCCATCATCTGCTTGTTCATGGCACTGCGCTCTTTGACAAAACCCTGAAGGTATTGACTGAAGACTGAGCCGCCTTGGAAATAGTTTGTGGGGTCAAAGTATGGCTGTATCATTGTGCATCCCTCTTACTTTCAAATTCTCGTGCCCTTTTGATGGAATCAAGGTACTCTTGCTCCTCAGGCGACAAAGGCAAGCCAAGCTGCTCTCGTTTAAAAAGTTCATTCAAATCAAAGCCTGCTGATGCCGGTGTCATTCTAGCAACCTCAGTTTCTGTTTGCTCTGCTTCAGTCCTTCGGCCTTGTGTAAAGGTATCAGCAAGACTGCTTGGTTGAGTCTGTGTGGCATAGTTCTCAATCAAAAACTTTACACCATCTGAACTTATATCGTTTCTCTTGGCAATCTGCTCAATCTCACGCTGAGAGATACCACCAAAGTCTTGAGCTCTTGTGAGTTGCTTAGATAGACGGACTGCTGAATCTGCGTCAGGTGCAACACTCATTAATCCTGATGGATCAATCTGCTCCATGGCTTTTCCGGCTCTTGCCAACCCAGCAAGATATGCAATGTCCATGCCTGTCTTCTGTAGATTGGCAATGGCTTGTTGGGAACGCTGACCCTTGTAAGCAATCAACTGCTCCATCTTTCGCATCTGTTGGTCTGCTTTCGCCATATCTGCTTGAGCTATCTGAGCTCCAGCTTGACGTGCTTGATCTGCAATCAAGCGTTGACGCTCCCTGTCTGCTCTCACTTGGGATGCTGCTGATGTAACAACGCCAGAAGAGGCTCTCTCCGCTTCACCTGCCCGTTGTATGTCTCGAGACATGGTTCGTACAGGATCCATCATCTGACGCTCCATTTCGCCTCTCTCGCCTTCTGTGAGGCCAAGTTGACCACGGCGCTCAAGAGCTTGCAATCGATCCAGCTCTTCTGCAGCATATCTGTCTTGTATGTTGCCTAGTCTACGAGGTGCAATCACTTGACCAAGTTGAGCTGCCGCTCCAATACCACCTATGAGAGCCGCTGGTCCCAAAGAACGAGTTAGGTCCCTGCGCTGTGAGAACTTGTTGAAATCTTGAAGAGCCGCTGCATCTGTGGCTGAGAGTGGCGCTTGTGTCCTTGCGACTGGTGCAGCAGCCGCTGCGGTAGGAACATTTCTCTGTTGTATTCCTTGGAGTTCTAGATTTGCTTGGTATTGCTGTCGTGCAGCGGCGATTGAATCTCCGGCTGTAATAGGTTCTCGCCTTCCATCGGCATAAACATAAGTGCCTTGAAAAGTATTTGGGTCAACCTCAAAAAAGTTTCCTTTTCCACCTTCAGTCAAATCAAAATATTTAATTGGTGCAGCCATGATTATGCTCCGTACTTACTGCGCATAAAGCGGTCAAAACCGGAGCTTCCTCCAGTTGCGGTTAGAAATGCTTCGTCTTCGGGTTGGAACATGTATTGCTGACGCTTTCGGTCACGCAGTTCCTGACGAGCTTGACTTGATCGGTTGATCGCTACTTGATCGGCTCGAGCTGCCTTCTGCTGCTTGGCAATGTCTTGTGCCAATTGCTTCTCTGCCTTGGCTTGTCGAGTTCCTGCCAAAGCACTGCTGATTGAACCGACTGCCAGTCCAGCTGCGGCACCAATCAAAGTACCCACTCCAGGGACGATAGCCGATCCCAAAGCAGCTCCGGTCATTGCTCCGCCTAATCCACCCACGGCAGATGAAGAGGCAACCCCTTTCTTTTCGTCTGAATCTAATTTTACATCACTGTATGCCATGTCAACCTCATAGGTAATGTACCTCAATATTTAGCGTTCTGTGTCGTATAACTGTATGCTGCCAATCTTGTATGTTGCCAGGGTCAATAGGTTTGATTCGTACACCCAAATTATGTATGCCTCGACTCAACCTAGCAACACCAACCATACTTATATTTTGTGCTGTCATATCATGATCTGCATCTGTTTTGGCATACACTCTACGTGCGGTACCAATCAATCTTGTTTCATTGGCAAATAGAGAGAACTCCGCACTTTGTGTCACTAAGGAATTAGTATTCGCATTAAAAGCAGTACGAACACCCAGCACTGAATTGCTATTTTCAGCAAAGAAGCTTGCCCTAATATGTACATCAACATTGTCCCTTGGATAACCATCAGGTATGGCTACATGAATCGTGGCATTCAACCCGGGTATGGGGATGTATTCAGTGGAAAGTTCATAATGAAAGAATAATGAGTTGGTCCCACCTGTTTCTCGTCTGTAATGCACATCAGAACTCACAAGTTGAACTCTAGGAGCTGGGGCACCATAAAACTCAGGACCAACTATGATTGAACTGTCCACCCATGGAGTTATGGGTAGATCAGATGTCTCAATGTCACCATTGATGAACTGTTCAACATCCTCAACACGACTATTCACACTTGTTGCAGTTACAGTTGAGTTGTTGGTAAACGGAATAAAGGTACTTGGTAATGGCATTACTTTTTATATTTCCTTCCCAACAAAGTGGACTCGTATATTCGCAGTTGCGTTGGTGTGTCAAGCTGTGAACCCGGATCATTTAAATCTTGAACGAGGAGGTAAAAATATATGGGATCCGCACTAAGATATGGAAACGCCACGACAATCGTACACGAACCAGCTACTCGGTGCAGACTCTGAAGATTGCTTTGATACCTTCTTAAAGTGCCGTCGATCACTTGTATGTTTAGACCTTGGTCATTATCTGCGTATCCTATACTGAATTGGTACTTTGCAATTCTTGCCGTGCTTGTTGCCGGTGTGCCTCCGGTTCGAACAGTTTCAAATCCAAAGCTACACTCTACAAGTATTCTTTCAGCCTGAACCATAGAGAATGGTCCAATGTAAAAATTACTGCCACCAAACCATGTCAGTTGACCTTGTGTGGCTATTGCGGTTCGTGATGGATAAATCTTAGATTGAAAAGTTTCGCTTGCTGAATACTCCTCAAAGTTTCGTACCTCTAACCCCTGCAATCGAAAGTTTGCACTGTCAAACGTAATGTTCTGTATATTAGTAATCGTTTGATTAGGGTTGGTAATCGTAATCGGTTCACCATACTCATTCACTTGCGTGTTTACAATACTCATCAGCGCCTCTTATATATAGTGGTGATTGAGGTTTGTTTGAACTGCAAAAAGAGATTGCCCAATGTTGATTCTGTTGTACACCGAGCTCGGATTTTGATGACAACACTACCAGCAACTACTGGGTACGTCCCAACCGCATAAAATCCACTGTGTTGATAATGCTCTGAAATCCTTCGAACATTTGATATAGTCACCCCATTCACGGTGCATGTAATGTTTACCAACATGTCATCCGCTAAAGCACTTGGCATACTATGATTAGGAATACTGTATGTACCACCTATATGAACTGTCACAACACCATCCTCATCGAAATCATACGACTGTTCATGTACATCAAATACCGTTTTTAAAGCATCACCATTAGCGTCTTTAAAATCTCTGGTGGTTGTATCAGTAGACTGTTTTACTTGATTGAAAGTGCCTTGAATCACCATCCGTGACTCAATGCCACGCTCTGGTATATTGTCTCTGTCCAGCTTGCCATTCAGTTCGCCGACCAAAGCATTTATGTTCTCACGCCAATCATGTGGATCGATCGCCTCACCATCAACTACTGTCCGTTCTCGGTATCGAAAGCTCATCTTGTTTCCGTGCCTCCCATCTTAGATGTGAGGTTTATAACATCCCGACGAGAACCAATGCGAGCCTCCATCTGAAACTCAAGCAGTTCAATCCGTCCTGATGTCGGTGTGAAGGAAATCTTGACCTCGTTGACTGGACCTTTGTGCATCGTGTTGATGTCGAACCGTGCATATACAGGTCTATGCTGTGCATAGACACTGCCATCTCCCCAGGCGGTGGTGCCATAGACTGAGATGTTCTTGTCTTCCAAAGGTCGCTTCTGTTGTGTGGTCTTGTTGGTTTCGTATGCTTGAGTGAGCTCACGGTTCGTCGTAAAGTTCATCTCAAGGTCATTGTTGCCATATCCGATGATTCGACCTTGCACCCTGACCGGCACAAAGTTTTCATACACACTCCCGAAAGGAATGTCTGATGTTTCGTATTGAGTCTGCAATGCTGTACCAGCTTTGGTCAGGTATCCTCTATTGTAGTGATGAATGCCTTTGGTCGCTGCCTCATTAGAAACAAAAAACAAGTAACCTCTGTGGTCTTCTGTTTCTGTCATGTCTTTAATGGGCATGTCCTCCATGTAAGACCATGCCCCAACCTCATACGAAAACTTGAGAGTGCGTGTCGCTCTTTGATTACCTTTGATGGGAACCGATAACCAATACTCACGATCTCTATGATATATGATGCTGCGACAGTTCTCGACAGCACTAAAGTTAATATCACGAATCAAATCTCGAATTGGTGTGCTCATCTTGACAACAGCTGTGCGTGTACCTGTGTTCTCAAGCGCACCCTCCAACACATAGATGCCATCCGAAGATAAGAACATCAATCCCAAACCTGGTACCTCTCGGATACTAGAAGGCGCCAAACAACCTATGTCACGAGTGAGTGTCTGAGCAAAGAACCCATCTGTGCTGTCGCCTTTGATTAGGTAGATGCCTCTATCTTTAAATGCAACCAAACTGTTCTTGGTCGCATACAATGCAGTAATACGAGAACCAGAGGTGTCTGACAAATCAAGCTGATTATCAACAGGAAACATCTCGGGAAAGTTCGGACGACTGTATCTGACAATGTTGTCGTTTTCTCCAGCTACAAAGCTTCGACCTTTGAATAAGGCAATCATAGATGATTGTTGTGGAAACACACCAAAATCCAAATCATCAACCAATGAACCAAGCGCACTGTCTGGCAAGCCATCTATAAACATATCTGTGACGTTGTCTTGAATCTCTGAATGAAAGAAGAACTCTTCCGAAAAAACTTTTGTTCGTAGATCACCACTCACATCTCGAGCGTTCTGAGTTCTATATATACGTCGAGCCACTGTACCTTCAGGTCCACGTGGTATCTCGACTGTGATCAAAGACTGTGTCTGGACACTATTCGTTCTTGATGCTGTTACAGATATTTGTATTGGTTGCGACAGTGGGCTCTCGTTGCCTCTTTCATTGATGAATGAAACCCTGTAGCGAAATGTTGATGTAATGTCAGTACTACCATTATTTGGATAACCAACACCCAACAACTGACTTTGCGCCACACGATCAATACCACCATTGTTTGCAAAGTCCGCAGATGGCGTGTCAGGACTGATGTCATATCCAGCCGGACTGGCCTTGCGTCCATCAAATACCAACGGCTTATTGAAACCATTAACAAGATACAACCGAGCCGCAAATGTGGCAAACTGTGTCCCTTCCCAAGGAGTTGATACGACTTTGCGCTTGTAGTTCGTCCCATCCATGGCTTTGCCGTCGATGTAGTACACATCTGTCCAGGGGGCCACTGGAGCTCGGCTGCCATTAAAGTAGCGCAGTTTCCCTGCTGATGTTTCATACACAAGCCACTGTAAACCGCCATTGTGCTGCGCAAACCAATGCAGGCTTATGGGTGAGTCGTCTTCTTGTGAATATGCGTTTATTGGGGCTCTAGAGGCTGATCTAATGTATGGGTTGGTTGTTGGACTACTTGTGAACGCAGTTTGTAATGTTTGTTGTGTGATGACATTATCACCACCTGCCCCTGAAGTTTCTGTGACAACATCTTGTGGTGTAAAGCTGGTATTATCACCAATGCCGTTCCAGTCATCTGGCAGATAATCTCGCACTATGTAACTGAAACCACCCGCACGAACCCAACTGTCTTGGTCACTCCAAGTCATGTCTACGATCTTACTGGCAGATGTCGGATTGACCTGCCAACGTTGATCCATGCCCCGAAGAGGGGCAACACGCATCTTTGAGGTTCTTATGCTCATGAGGTTATGCTCGGTGGTCCATAGATGTTGCGGAAACGACGAGGTCTACTCCAGCTCATGAAGCGCTTCTTGACATCGTCACGACTCAGATACCGTCGTCGCATCTGCTCAAGAATCATGTTGGCTCGACGCTCAAACAACTGAGATTGTACTGTGTCTTGCATCTGTAGGAACATGTCCTGAAGCACCAGGTGAACGATCAACATGTGGTACTGTCGTGGCCACTGTGGTGCATCATTGTCTGCGACCAAGTCCTTGGGACGAAAGTGGTATCGCATGTGGATGCGCTTGTCTGTGTCAGGTCGATACCAAAATCGGATGTACTGTGTGGGACCTGCATCTTCCCATCGCTCAAGCTCACTTGGGCTCAGATACCGAAAGCTGTCGTTGAATGGGTAACCATCAAACACAATGTTGGGCTGCTCATGTATGTCCGTTTTGGACACCTCAAGCGCAGTCAAAGCATCGATCAGAATCCACTTGGTATCTCGAGTGACATTGCGTCGATAGATAAGTTTGATACGACCCGAGTCCCTCTGTGTGGGATACGCATCATACCAACCGGTGTTGTCGATATTTGATAAGGTCACCGTGTTGTCTGCTGCTCCCAAAGTGACTTGCACTTTCAAGCTGGGCGGTGTTTCTCGACCTTCTTGCCATATCGTGTATTTGTATTCGTATTTCTCGCCACCGATCAAGTCACCGGCTCCTGCACTTGCTACGGCAGTCGGTGTGTTCAGTGGTGGGTCGTCTAAGACAAAGTCATCATCAACAGCTGTGCTGGGGTCGCCTTTGTTATCTCTGTCAAGATATGCGAACTCCTCTCGCCGTCTGTCAATGTAAAGTAGTCGACCACGGTCATCATCTCGGTCTGTAAAACCTAGAACCTCTATGCAGTCCTCAGGCATCCTGTACCGATCAAATCGTATTGTAAAATCTTTGAGCTCTGCTGCTGCAGTTAGCTCACTTGCTCCATCTAAGGGCTCTACAAACAGTGTTAGTTCATTGGCAACACCAATAATCCTATATTCTGCCGTCCCAATAATAAGTAGGGCTCCTTGCATTTCGAAACTAAACGAAAGGTCTGAGCCAGAAGCTGTTGCGAGCTTTCTTTTATTTGTCCCATCAACAGTTAGCTTTACATCATTTGTAGAAGCATCATAGGTCGCAGTGGTCGCTATGATGTCCTTTCTGAGCTGGAGCGGATGCTCCTTCTGCAAAAACAACCAATGGGCCGTGTCATTGATCTCTTGATACCGTTCATTTATACGACGAACCACACTGTCCCGATACTGTTGTAAGTCGGGAAAGTAGTCCATCTGATCGAAGATGCGTTGGCGTATCTCTGCTACATTCATGAGGGCTCCAAAACCAAAGGGGGGCGGCTTCCGCCACCCCCACCATTAGATCGTTACTTACAGTTAGCTATTAATAGTCAAGTGGGTTGAGCAGTATGATGTCTGCTGCATTACTTGACGCATCCTCTAGTGCAATAGCATAAGGCTTATTGGTGTCAGGGTCTGAACTTGCATTAATAGCACCACGACCAGCAGTACCGGATGGGAAGATCTGTAGTCCAGCAGTTGATGCTGTTGCTACGTTCGCATTTTCAAACACACCTGCTACTTGAACGGCAATAATGTCAGTGGTTCCTTCTGCAACCGTGACGGTTTCAGTAACAACACCAACACACAACAATTCAGTGGCAGCACCAGCTAGTTTAATAACATTTGCTATACCATACTGACCAATGACATCACTACCATCTACGGTAGCTGCTGCTCGTTGCAACGCAACAACATCACCTTTGGTGTAAGTAACGTTACCACCACTGTCGGCAGCAAAGCCAACAAGGCGAATAATTTTTACATTACCTTCGCTGAAGTTAGCGGTTTCACCACCTGATCCATTTTTACGGGTACCGATCCCGTCAACTTTATATACAGTCATTTTACACTCCTAATTAAAATGATTCGCCATTGACGAGCAATGCAGAAGAAGCCCAAGACTGTACCCAAAGCTGACCACGGACCATGATTTCAGCAACTCGGACATTGTATCCGTTACCTACATTCTCGAAATCAGACATGCTGAAATAGCCATCTCGGATGACCTTAGAGAACATAAAGTAGATTGCGTTGAGATCAACACAGTAGAAAGATGCTTTGTTAGTGGTCGAAGCAGACCCAGCATCTGGCATGTGGGTTGAAACATGAGCTGGAACACCGCTGATAAGCAGGTTCATGTTGGTTCCATCAAGACGCTCATCGCCAGTTGATACCATATAACGCTCATTGGCTTGGATGGTACGCTTGTAGTTTTCCATCGCAAGTTCTGAAGCGAATACGGTCAGACCATTGAGGTCGTCAGTCGCACGGGCTTTTGACTTGATGATGGTACGGTACAGTCCAGTCAAACCTGAGGTATTGAAACTGTTGTTGATGTCGAAAAATTGGTTTTGTGCACCAGGCAGAGCACTGAAAGTTGCTTTGCTGAAACCACCAATGACATGATTTTGTGAACCAGGTGCTGCGTGCTCAAGGAAGCCATCTCCAAAGTCAATACCATTAAGGGTATGAAAGTCTTCAAACTGAGGCTCTCCACCTTTAATAATCTGACGCTCAAAGGCTCGCTTGGCTGAACTCATGGTTGCCTTCGCACGACGAGCAGCAAGCTCGATGGTCTGAAGGTCACCACCGTTCAGATCTTCCTCAACTGCACTGATACCGATGGGGAATGAAACCTCAGCGGGGGTCAGAACGAGTGGAGTAAGAACACCTGAAAAGGTAAGGTTCATTTGCTCGTAACCGGTACGGCGACGAGTTGGGCTGCTGTGATCTCCAGTTTGGAATGATCCAACCCATTTGTGTCCACTGCCTCGAGAGGGCTGACCTTCACCATGAACTCGAGCATGTTCAGCCAGAAATGGCGTTACAACATGACGAAGGTCACGAGCTTCACGTGCAGCCTCAATAGAGGTAGCAGACAATAGTTCATTATCAACTGTCAATGACGTAGTTGGCATGATTATCTCCTACAATAAATTAACGGCGCCGCTGCTGATCTCGCAACTTTGCCAAAGCTTTGGGATTGTCCCGTAGGTATTGTATCCTAGCCATTTGGCCCCTTGCACCATTATATCCCTTTTCCATCACCCATTTTGGAACGGGATCACCCCCGTCTGGTTGGGATGATTGGGTACTGCGTTGCACCTTTCGAGCTGATGCTGCTCGTGCTGCTCGCTCTTTCTCTTGTGCTTTTTGCTGCTCCCGAAGGATTCGATTGCGGTCTGCCAAATTATAGGCGTCCTCTAAACTAATTTGAGCACCCTGCGTTTGACGCTCTTCCATGATTTGACGCACTTCAGATTTGAATGCTTTCTGCTTCATCAATGGATGCGCCTCTACAAAGTCTTGATACGCTGCCATCTGCTGCGCTCGCTGCGCCGCTTCGGTGATCGGTGCCTGAAACGCCTTCATCGCCTGAGCTACACCACGCTGTATCCGCTGCTGAATCCCTTCCTCAGAATATGGATCCGCAAGCTGGTCGTCCGGTGTGTCCGCTCCCTTGATCAACTCCTGAAGCTTGGGGTCTGTCAACACTCGATTCAAATGCGCTCGGTTGCGAATCAAATCTCGTGCCTTTACCTGTAGCTCCTGCTCGCGCTTGTCGATCTCTGCCATGCGAGCCTTCATCTGCTCTGCTTCTCGGTCAAGTTCTTGACGCTGTGCTGCTACCAGATGCCGAAACAACCCACGGACATTGGCAGGGAGCTTGTCTATAGACTCCTCGTCAATGCTCTCCATGAGTTGCGCATTCGGCTCATCAGGTACATCTAAGCGACGCAGTAGCTTGCGTATCTTGTCAGATTGGCTCACCTCTTCGGGCTGCGCTGCAGCCTCCCCTGCAACCTCCGCTTCCACCTCGGCTTCAGCTTGTGGCTCCGCAACCTCTTCTGCTTCTTTGGCTTCTTGAGGTTCGGGTTGAGCCTCAGCCGCTGTCGTATCAGACTGGACAGGTTCCCCTACCTCGTTTAACTCTGATGTTTCGTTGACTACTGCAACATCTTGCAACGTGCTATCTATTTCTGACATACTTACTCCTACATGCCTCTCATTAACGCTTCATCGTCATCATCCATGTTCTCTTCGTCCATGGCTACATCACGCTCAGCTTCGTTCATTGGCTCTTCTTCGTCCATTTCAGGCTCTGCACCCTCTTGGAGATCTTCAACCAAACCTTTGTCATTCGCCATGCGCTTGAACTGCCCAGCAGCTTTTGTCAGCGCAGCGTCTGAATCTAACTCTTCGGGTTGCATCACAAACTTGTCGTACTCGCCAAGTTGATCAACAAAACTCATGACCACAACAAACGGAACAAATACCTCTGCAGGCAAAGGAGCATCCAGTTTCTTGTCCGCTGCTTCATACTCGATGGGCGGAATACCAGCTTCCACCTTGTCGAGGAACCCATTCATAGAGTCTACCAAAGACATAATCTTCTTGGTGGTAAACGGCTTCTTTGGTTGTGGAGCAGCTGCTGCGATCGCTTCAATCTGTGCGGCTCGTTGTTGGTCTTGGGCAGCCATGACATCTTGTGGGCTTGCTCCACCTTGGGGAGCCATACCTTCAGGTGGCATTGGGGCTGCTTGTGGGGCGCCTTGTGGCATTCCCATCTGGTCTTGTGGCATACTCATGGACTTTCTCCTTTATAATTAATTGTTCCACGGTTTTTGATGACTCGCTTAGGGGTCCATCCCCGATCTCTCTGACGACGGTAATCAGCATAGCCCGGATGATGTTCCAAGCGATCCTGCATATCCGCCACAATGGCATCCTCTTCACGAACCTTCTTTTGGTATTCTGCCATTTCATCACTGAAATCGATGTTCCCTTCAACAGGTACTACACCCAATTCTTTACATACCTCGGCTCGATGGGCGACGGATGTTATTTCTCTCCCCAAGCCACGGTCAAAGTAAGGAAACTCCGTATCAAAACTGGATGAGAATTTTTGTAACCCAAATGGTTGCACATATTTTTTCGCATAAGTTCCGTCACTAAAGTCTATTCTCTTTGGTGCCTCTCCAACCTCAAAATAATCTTCGAATGTCATTTCAGTCGCTACATCTTTGTCAGTGTATATTTTGTATGTGTATATGGGCATTATTGTTGCCCTCCTTTGATCGCATCAAGTATAACTACTACCGCTTGAGCCTGCTCTTCAGGAGGCATCTGAAGCGCTCTCTCAATCAACTGCAAAACCTCAGGATTATCTTGGAAAATCTCAGCCAACGTTTGCAACGCTTGGGGCGGCGGCATCTGCTCTATCTCCGCTATCGCAGCGCTGAGTTGTTGATCTGGTTCAGCTTGATTTGGGCTAGGTTCTGGCTGTGGCTGAGGCTGTGGCTGTTCGACCTGCTGCTGTGCAGCTTGCTCTTCTTCTTTCTCTGCGACTTTACCTTGTACATACTCAAACGAGAGATTAGGCGGAAACTCGAAACGCTCATGAATCGTTTTAAGTAGCTCTTCTGCCATCTGGCCTACAGGTCCACCCTTGCTAGAAATATCCATCAACTGAAGCATCTTGTCTGACAACGCCAGGATGTTGGCACGCATCTCCTGATTGGCCAATGGACTACGACCAGCTTCACTGAAACCAATCTCAAAGTCTGAGTCGATGTCTTCTCCCGTGATGATGACCACATCTCCATTCGGCATGACCAATCGAATCTCACGCTCAGTTTGGCGCTGCATCTCATCGTCTTGTCGCTCTTCTGCTGTTACATCAAGCGCTAGCTCCAAGATGCTGCGGTCGTCTTCGTCGTCTGTCAACTCGTCTTCGTGTACATATCCGGCCTCACCAAGCTCTTCATGTTCGTCTTTTGTTTCAGCCATCTGACCCTCTTTTGTCTCAGGGTCATACATCATGTGCGGATTGTACTCTTCAGGGTCCTCGTTCAGGCCAGCTGCATCTCTTTCCTCTTGCAACTCATCATTGTCCTTCTCGATGCCCTCTTCGTCGACATGTACATCAGCCCCCTCTGAGTCACCCGGGTCATACAACGCTGCAGTGTGCGCTGCCAAACAAAGCTGAATGATCCGTACCAACCACAAGTCCCTCTGCTCAGCATGTCGACCAAACTCACTTTGTGTGTGACCTTCGATCGCTACAATCTCTGAGGCTGTGGCTTGTGTGACTTGACCCAAAGCAGCAGGTGAGATGGTCGTATTGCGGTCTAAGTCCAGCTCAGCAACACTCATTGCTTGTTGAACATTGGCTGATACAGGTCCATGCTTGATTGGCACCACCACATTTGCCAAGTTTCCAGCATACTGCTCATCCACCTCAATGATCAAACCATCTTCACCTGCTTTCAAATCTGTGTAAGCGTCCGCATCTAATGCACCCTTCGGAGTTAGATACACACGAGCATCTCGTCGAGCTGCCTGAGCCATGTAACTACGCATGGTGTTGAGCTCCCGCTGCTGCGGCATGAGCTGGTCTGCATAAGCTACACCTCGGTATGGATACTCCGGCTCGTGTTCAAATATCAGCGGCACAATGTGCGGCATCGGCTTACCACGTGGGTCCACTAAGGGCAGTGGTCCCATATATACTGGTCTAATTTCTCCTTCATATCCTTCATCAAGTATATATATTTCCAACCGGCCCTTGTATCTCGTACCATCGGTATCATAAAAATCATCGACCAAATTACAAAACTCAAGTACACGAACGAAAGCCTCGTTATCGCCTGTAGCATCTTCATCTGAATTTCGAATCTTCTTGGATCCGACGAGATAACTCCCCAAAAAGTCATCACGAGAAGTGCCCCCAAGATCATCAGATAGACCGTATTCATCGATCACCTCCTCTTTAGGCTTGAAACTTACATGCCCAAAGAACCGAGCGTCTTCCCAGTCATGGACATCGCAGTCAAGCACCATTTCCCAATATGGGAAGACTCGCATCCATACACGGTCTAATCCCTCACCTGCTGGATCATAGCCAACCTTTGCACCCGCTCCTTTATACAAAAGGGCTTGGCGTGAAGCTGCCATAATTCTTTCCCGCATCAAAGGCTGGTTAATCCAATCATTTACAAGCATCTCCGCTTTGTCCACATCACCTGTGGTGTATGGACTCTTCGATACCACAACCTTGATCCGTCTCGGATACAAGTTGCTGAGGTACCCCGTCAGAGCTGGCTTGATCTTATTGACCTCAATCTGGTCAATCCTTGTCATCTCATAAGCTACATTCAGGTCCTCTTGTCCCTCAATGTAACGCCAAAACTTTGTGGTATACGCCGCCTTGGCTAACGCCATGTACGGCTGATCACTCTCCATTCGCTGGTCATGAGCATCTAAATGCTCCAACACCCGTAGCGGTGGCAGAATGTCTTCACTAAAATCATAATCTTTAATCTGATCTCTTTTCATCCGATCGCTCTCCTAATTCTGTCCGCTGGGTTTCTTGCCCCTTGGAATTCTCGTCTACTATACTTGGGCTTTCCTTGCCAACCTGGGCAGGTCCGCAAAGCCCATACGGCCAACACAAATGCATCGGAGTGGTCATCATGGTATCCATCTTGTCCTTCTATTCGCCCTCGTACCTCACGTACATGCATGAGTTCTTGAATGGTTGCGTGATCATTCATTAAGAATGCGTCGCCATTCAATAACTGACGGGCATGACCATATGCAATCTCTTTGTTACCCCGACTTGTCGTCCAATCTTTCCCATTTTGGTCACGCCAAATAGGAGTGCTCTCCCGTAAAAGAGCCTTAATAATTATTCTTCCTGCTCCACCAGTATTTGCTTCACATAATACCCGTGCCCGGTTATAATACCTCGACAGATTTGTCAGTTCTTCTGCAAACCTGTCTTCTCCACCTTGGTTCATACTGAGCACTGCACATTGATTACCATACTCATCAAGAACACAAGCAACTGCAAAGTCACCACCTGTACACCAAGAAGGATCACAACCAATCACATAGTCCGTCGCCATGTCAGGCTCTACATAGACCCGTAGCTCTGATGTCTGAGGTGATGGCAAGTCATGCAGACGATCGTTGAGATAATCGCTGTCAAACCAACAACCCTCCAAAACAATAAACCCATCCTCCACGGTTAATGGAAACTCCCGCCGGAACCTCCGCTCACCCATTCCCTCTACTCCGTGAATCATCTCATGGCGCCAATATAGTTGAGCCATATCCAGCTCGTAAAACTGCTTGAGTTGCCACTCCTCTTCGTTTGGTTCCCACCCACTAGGTGGGTCCATTCGATATGAACTATGATCACTCCATCGGGAGAAGATGAACTTGGTGCTCTCATCACCATTGCGCTCCGCCTCCATGGCGCTCAACACTCGCTGATGATAAAAATTCCCGGGACCATTCGGCGTCGACACAATGATTATCTTGGTGTCAGGACCCTCATGCAATGTCGATCTCAAACCTGCCCACACATCCTCGGGATGAGTCCAAAAGGCCAACTCCTCCGCAATCATGCGCTGATATGTCCAACCTCGACCGTGTGTGTCCCCTCGTGCTGTCATGTGGTCAATCAACGCCCCTGTGCGCTCTGAGATGAGCGTCTTGTCGTTCTGATTGATCTTGAAGGGGTTGGCTGCCTTGAGCTCCGCAGGAAGGAAATTATAGTAGGTTTGGAACTTTTTGAAGATACTCTTCGTCGTCTTGTTGTGGTCAGCTGCCACAATCGTACGCAAAGGCTTGGTCGCCG